TCGCCTTGTTGTTGTTGTTGTCTGCCTCTTTCGACCAGGGTCCCCCACGAAACCACCCACGAAACCACCTTAGTACCACCCCAGTAACCCCAGTAACCCTAGTAACCCCAGTAACCCTAGTAACCCACGAAACCACTATTAAACCAAGGTACTAAGTCATGACCGTAGAAACCGGAACTTACATCAATAGTCTCAACGCAAGCTATCCCCCTGAGACTGATGCCTTGTCGGAAATCGATGAACACCTGAAGATTATCAAGAGTACCATTAAGGCTACTTGGCCCGGTGGCACTGAAGCCAGTGATGTAGGTCTTACTGGACCAGTGACTTTGTCTGCTGCAGAGTTAAACAAGAAGACTGCACTAGTCTCCGATGGCACTAATGCCACCTTTAACACAGGCATCACTGCAGCCAAGATAAAGACACTGGTCGGTATTACTGAACCTGCGATTACAACGAGTACAGTAGACGGAGAAGTGACTCCTGTCCTGGCTACAGGTATCACTGCAGCAGAGGTAGCAACTTTGGTAGGCGTGAGTACTCTGGCAGCTACGTTGTTAGCGGTATACCCTGTAGGGGCTATCTATACCTCTATAGTCTCCACGATACTCCCAGGTGTACTCTTTGGTGGTACTTGGGAGTCCTTTGGACAGGGTAGAGTAATGGTAGGCCATGATGATGCAGCTGAACCAGATACTGACTTTGTTGCTTCCTCTACGGATGGTAGCTCTGTATTGGTGGGTGGTGCTAAGACACACACACTAGACGTAACAGAGATTCCTTCCCACACACACGGTTTTACTGCGTTCCAAACCATCTCTGGCTCTAACAACCGGACAGGTGGTGGAGAATTGTCTGCTAGTGCCTCCGGTACTACAGCGGCTACTGGTGGTGGTACTGCCCACAACAACTTACAGCCTTATGTTGTGGTCTATATGTGGAAGCGTACTGCATAGCGCCTTATACCTCCTGGGGCCCTAGGTACCACTGAAGCTTACTGGGTCGTGTAAAACATAAGCAACAATGTACATTATAAGGAACAGTAGCATGGGTCAGACGTTACCAATTAGAGGTGTGGGTGACGTAGGTGTCCTCACTGATGCTGCCCCTGCTAGTCTTCCTCCCCAGGCATTCACCAGGGCCAAGAATGTAAGGTTTGACGAGGGAGCTGTAGTCCGGGCCCCTGTCTTCCGTAAAGTAAAAGAATCCCTAGGGTTTAACCCACGGTTCTCTTATGGCACCATCCCCTCATCTGGTCATGGCACTGTGTTAATGGTGTCTGACACCTACGTTATCAATGAATATGCAAATGGTAGCACTACAGATCGTAGTGGTTCCATCTCAGCAATGGCATCTAACCAGGCACCCTTTACTGGTTGTACCCTAGCCAACATCACCTACTTTAATAGAAACGATAGAATACCTGTGTACCGTCTAAACGGTGGTACCAACTTTGCAGACGTACCTAACCAATCATCTGCTACAGGAGCTAACTGGGTCTCTACCTGGAAAACTGAGTCACTCAGGTCCTATGGTGACTTCTTGATTGCTTTAAACATGATAGAAGGTAGCTCGACCTTCCCTACCAGGGTCCGGTGGTCTGACCTGGCACTCGCTAACGCTGTCCCCTCTACCTGGTATGCAGCTGACACAACCAAGTCAGCAGGATTCAATGACCTAGTACAAATGAAGACAGGTATTGTTGATGGTGCAACCCTAGGTTCTAACTTCATTATCTACAGTAAAGACCAAGTGTGGTTAATGGAATTCGTGGGTGGTACCTTCATCTTTAACTTTAGAAAACTATTCAATGAGACAGGTCTTATCAATGCTAACTGTGTTGTAGAAGTAGACAACAAGCACTTTTGTTTTGGTACTGATGATATCTACACGCACGATGGCAACAGTAAGATGTCTATTGCTGATGAGAGAGTTAAGTCATATATCTTTAACGGTATTGCCACTGACAAGCTTGAGAGATGCTTTGTCCACCACAACCCTTTGCTAGAAGAAATATACTTCTGCTATAGCTCAGGTGATGACATGGCTGAGTTCACTAATGGGGACCGTTGTAACCGTGCAGCAGCGTATAACTACAAGAATAACACCTGGTCATTCCTGGACCTCCCCAATGTCTCTTCAGCTACCCTGGCCAGTGTTTCCTCTACGACTACCTACCAAAACGTAGTAGGAACCTACGCCACTATAGGTGGCACCTACCACTCCCAGGAGGCAGGATACAGTCTGCATAATATCTTTGTCGGAGAGGACTCTACTAGTGATGGTATTACCTCAGACAAGCTCTACGGATTAGATGGTAGTGAAGATAATACCTTGCTGACATTCCCGATTGATACCGTAGCAACGAAGGCACCCTTCCTGGAGCGTGTAGGCATTGACCTCGACGAAAGTGTGACACTTAGTGGCTACAAAGTGATTACTAAGGTAGTCCCCCAGGTACACACTGACAACTCTAACAAGCAGTTCCTATTTAACTTTGGTGCAGCTGACTTGATTACAAGTGCGACAGTCTATGAAACCACAGTTACATTTGATGCCAATGTTACCCACAAGGTAGACACACGAGCTGCAGGTAGGTACCTCAGTTACAAGATGGCTGTGTCGGATACTAAAGACTTTAGATTCTTAGGCTTTGATGTAGAGCTAACGGCCACTGGTCGAAGGTAGGTACCGATATGCCAATTAATGAACAGACAGACCTGGTCCTACGACAGTACGTTAGGAAGCCTTTTCCAACCTTAGAATCGAGTGTTAACACTTACATCTCCGATGAGCTTCAGCGCATAGAGAATGCAATCAACAGCCTCTCTGAAGCGTCTATTCAGGCTACTGACCAGGCACCTGTGAAACCACGAAAGGGAACAGTACGGTTTAACGTACTGCCCTGGGACCCCCTAGGCACTAGCGCCCAAGGTATGGTTGTGTACAACGGCTCTGCTTGGGTGGCGGTATGAAGGTCCCAGTCATAGAGGCCGAGAATTTCACTGCTTATTACGACCTCCACGATAACCACACGTTCTTGCATTGTGATGTCTTTAAGTACAACAGGCCAGTAAGGAAAGAGCTGCAGCAAGGGTTGAAACTCCTGGTTGATATTCGTCAATCACCCCTGTTTGCTATTCACGAACAAAATGACAGTAAGCATCTTAAATTTATAACTATGTTGGGTTTTGAATACCTGACAACAACGGTATGCCGCGACAACACAGAGCGTGACATCTACATAATTGATTAACAAACAGTAGGACGAAATAGATATGGGCATAGAAACTGCAATCATGGCTGCCAGTGCTATCAATGGCGCAGTACAAGGGCGCAAGTCAGCAAAAGAGGCCAGGTCAAGTATCGAAAGGGATCGGGATGACCGAATGGAAGGGTATAACTTCTCTAAACCCTACATACAGCGAAGCTATGACAGGGCTGAAGGGGCGCTGAACGATTCTTTAGAGACAGGGACCTATCAAGGTCAAACCTATGCTGACATGAACCCCTATGAAACTATGGGCAATAACTTCATGGGCAACGCTGGCATGTACCAGGGGGCTCAGGGTTTCGGTATTGCCAACCAGGGTGCTAACTTTGCAAACAACTATGCTGATCTATTTGAAGCAGGCAAAGCTGACCGTATGGGCATTGCCCAAGACTATGCGACTAACAACTCGCAGGGTTTAGTTGATGCAGCTATGCGCGACCCCTACCGAAATCTGACTGAAAACACCCTCCCTGGTATCAATAGAGGTGCGTCTGGAGCAGGAAACATGAATTCCTCAAGAGCAGGGATGGCAGATGCTATTGCTACTCGTGGCTACAATGATCGACAAGCTGATGTGTCTTCAGGTATTCAGAACCAGTTGATGAACCAAAGCCTGGGAGAACAGCAGCAGCAGTTTAGTAACATGATGGGAGCTAACCAGGGACTCTTCCAAGGTTATGGCGCAGGTATGAATGCCATGCAAAATGCAGGTAACTGGATGACTGGCGCAGGAGGTAATTTTAGAGGTTACGAACAGGGTGCAATGAACGATCAGCACAACCGCTTCCGAAGGGACCGTGACTTTGCTCTTGACCAGAACATCAAGTACCAAGAAGGCATGTTAGGTAATGCAGTCTACAACACTACGCCATGGGATACCCCTATGAAACCTAACACCGCTATGTCTACCCTTGGCGGCTTACAGAGTGGCATGGCTATGGGCGCTAAGTTAGGGGGGTATTTTGGATGAGTACTTACGGCAACCAATACCAATACCAAAACTTCAATAATCCTCCTTATGGAACTCCTGCCTGGCACGAACAACGAGGGAATAGCTAATGGGACATCAAAATAATTCTTATATGTACAACCCTGACAACTATGACCCTGTTACAGGCAACCTGAAAGACCCAGTACTTCAGCAGTTTGCACAGACGGCTATGCAGGCTACGGCACAGCAAAGGGCTGATTCTCAGAGTGGTGTGGGTGCTTTAGAACAGTACCGACCACAGGATAGCTACCTTTCTGGTGATTCAGAAAAGTACAGGAAAGACAACAGACGTTTAACTCAAGAAGACCAATTGCGGAGGATTAACCCCCTTGGAGGCCGTGGTCACTTAAACCAACAGCAATACAAAGACAAATACAATCCTGATGGTAGCCACCGCTACAACATGATGGACAATCTTAATCCTGCCGCACCCCCTGCTCTTACTCAAGGTGGCGCACCCAATACCGCACCCCCTGCTCTTACTCAAAGTGTCGCTGAGCCAACAACGCACACTATGCCAGATGGCACAGTAATGCCTGGTGCGACTCATGAATACACGACTGGTCCTGGTATTTTGGCAAGACCGCAGCCTGAACGCTATGTCCCTGCTCCTGTTGAAGAGAACCGAGGTATGGACCCAATGACCCCAGAAGAAAGTGCTGCCTTTAGGAACTCTCCTGCAGGGCAACGTATTTATGGGTCACAAGAAGAAGTTCCTGCTATGGGTGACCTGGGCGCACAGACTGGTGGCCGAAGAGACTCCACGGCACTTGCTGCAGCCAAGAAGAACCGTCATGTGTCCTTTGCAGAAGCGATGGGCCGCTATGGTGGAGCAATAATGAACGCAGGTAGTCAGGGCGGTATGGCTCAAGTTGGCGCTATGGGTACTGTTACTGGTGAAATCGAAGACATTGAACGTGCAGAAAATGCCTACATAGCACAACAACAAGCAGCTCAGCAAAAGATTCGAGATGCACAGCAGAAGGAAGCAGCTAAAAAGAGTACTGAGTTCGATGGCATCATTGGAGAATACGATTCTGCTATAGGTCAAATGGACATTCTTTATGCTGACGTACTGTCTTACGGTGACGATTTAACCGGGCTAAAAGATGGGTACTTTGATGCTTGGATGGAGAGCCTAAGAGGTGACCCTAAAGCCTACACCAGATTAGCTATGGACCAATTCAAAGTTGATGAAATCCTCAAGAACGTAGCAAAAACCAAGGGTGCAATCTCTGACAGAGAGATGGCTACCTTTGAACGCCCCATGCCTAGCATGACGGCTGATGAGTCTGTCTGGTTAGATTGGATTGATGCGAAAAGACAAGCAGCTATCAGTGTTCGGGGCAAACTCAGAGCAATGCAAAGTGGTGATAGTGGTGGCGGTTCTAGCTACAGCCCAGAAGACCAGGCAATACTGGACCAATACTCTAACTAGTACCCTCGCTAAAAGGTAAATCTATGTCTGCACAGTTGCAACAGGCCATCATTAACGCCCATAACGCAGGTGATGTTGAAGCAGCAAAACGCCTGGGACAGATGCTAAAGACTCAGTCACAGGGAACTGCCCAGGCTCCCCATCGTCAACCTAATACACAACAACAAGCAGCCTCAGTAAGAATACCTCCTCATAGACGTAATCAGCCTAAGCCTGGTGCAGACAATGCATTTCAGTATGGTATAGACCAGGCTCAGTCTCTTGGTGGTGGATTAATCGAGGGCATAGGTAAAAAGGCTAATAGCCCATCGATACAGAAGTACGGCCAAGATGTCCAGAAACAACAAGAAAAAGATATGGCTGAAGGAGGCTATCAGTTTGAATATGATAGTTTCAGAGATGCTTATGAGAAGAAGGGCCTATCTGGGGCTATCTCTCATGGAGGCTCCGCAGTTGCAGCAGGGATTCCTACCACTGGGGCAACCCTGATAGGTGGAGGAGCTACAGCTCTTGCAGCAACTTATGGTGCCCCTGCGTGGGCAATAGCCACGTTAGGCGCTGCTACCACAGCTGCAGGGGTGGGTCTGGGTATAGGTGAAAGCGTACTAGAGCAAAAAGAAAAGACTGGTAATTTTAATGCAGACCTAGCCATTGGTGTTGGTGTAGTTTCAGGTGCGTTAGACCGTCTTGGAGTGCGTAAACTTTTTAACTTGAAGCAGCTTAAAGAAATGACTGCTGACCAGATTGCAGAAGTACTCCGTAAGAAAGGCATGGGAGTAAAGGCCAAAGAATTCCTAAAAGGTATTGGAATTGAAGGAATTACAGAGACAGCTCAAGAAGCTACACAAATTGCTTCTACAGCAGCAGTTGGTGGACAATATGAAGGCCAAGAAGTTCAAGACCGCCTGACAGACGCTTTTATAACTGGTGGACTTATGTCTGCTACGATTAAAACCGGAACAGGTACCGTCCAATCGGCAACTAACCTAGTCCGTGGTAACAGTAAGAACATAAAGAACGAAGGCGATACAGCAGCAGCAGCTAGTCTTGCTGGCCGTTTAAACACGATAGCTACCGCTAACAGCTATGACCTTAAAGACATCGACAAGATGTCTACCAAAGGTGCCAGAGAGACATTAGACAAAGCTCATGTTCAGTACACAGAAGAACTCAAGCAAAAGTTTGCAGACTTAAAGTCTCGCGTAAAGATAACTGACCAAGACACCCTGGCAGAAGTCTCAGACAAGATTATGACTACTGCTGCATACAGAGAAGGGCGTAACAAAACAAAGAACACTGTTGGTAAGCAAGAGATGGCTGCCCTGGAAAAATTGACCGGGGACACTCGTGAAGGTCAGGAAGCAATGTCTATTCTTAGGCAGCTCAACCAACTGACTGAAGTACACAACAATGGATACCAAGGTGGAGTCTCCCAGGTCACAGACCAGTTTGCTCCATTTGGTGCTGCAAGTGGTTATGACAAGGGTGCCGTAGCGACAGAAAGGCTCCTAAGACCTCTCGTTAGTGGCAGCGCAGCTATTAGTACTGGTGGAGGCTCATTGTTAGCTCAGTTAGCAGCCCAGGGGACTGGCCGTGCTATAGACAAAGTCACAGGCAAGCGTTCTAAGGTTGCTACCTACGTCAAAAAGAACTCCGGTAACCAAGGCATCCCAGGTTCTAATGCTACAAGTCTCCGTGAGACTAACATTGAAAACATGGAAGCAGCCACAGCAGAAGAAGAGTCCTCTCGTCTACGCCAGGAACAACTAGCCCAGGAAAGTAGAAAGGCTGACCTAGATTTAGCCAGAGAAAATGCACCCCCGAACCCAGAGTCTCCCCAGGGAATCTTTGAGTTAGGCACAGCCCTGGACCGCAGCGGCATTGCTCAAGTATTGAGAGTTATAAAACGTACTGCAGACTCCGAAGTGTCCAGGTGGATTCAAGCCTACGAGACAAGTGTCGCAACTGGTGGACAGGTGGACTACCGTCTTGTCCGTAAAATCAATGGATTCGTAGACAGTAACCCAGTGTACAAAGGTTTAATGGGTAACCGTGTTCGTAACCAGGGTGTTGTCCAAGGTGCCGTACAACAGCAGCTCTCTCAGAAAGAACAAAATTATGAGCGTGGAAGAAAGGACAATCTTGCAGAAGCAGCTCGTATTACGGAGGCAATCAATGCTGACGGCACTATCAAAAATGTTATCCATAAAGCTCTTTTGTTAAACACTCTTGAAAAGATGCAGCTGAACCTGGGTAAGAACCCAGTAGCAACTCTCCAGAAAATGGCAATACGCCTGGAAGAAAAAGGCGTTCCTAGTGAGACAGTTGAGAAGTACTTAGGACAATACCTACAAAGAGTCATGGCACAGCAGGGAGCTAAGGCAGAACTAGCTGTAGCTAAAGATGCTGCTCTTGAAGCAGTAAGCACTGACCAGAATCCTCTAAACATTGAAAGGGACGCTAATCTAAAGCCAGAATTCAAAGTTATTGAAAAAAGATTCTCTGAGCAGCTTAACAGCGACCCTGAGAAGGCTATCAGAGAGTACAATGCCCTCCCTGATTCAGATGGTGGAAGAATCGTTAGTGCAGACACAGCTAGAGAACTTTCTTCTGACTATCGGGCTAGTAGGGCAGTAAGTTCAGCGGTCCAAGAACCCTCGTCTGCCCTGGCTAAAGAAGTGTACCGAAGGTTGTTGCAGAATAAGGCTCCAAAAGGCAAAGATAATAATGTCCTATTTACTGCCGGAGGTACTGGTGCAGGTAAATCAACAGCACTAAATGATGCTTTGGCCGTCCCTCAAAAGAGAGCGCAGATAATCTATGACTCCAATGTCTCAGGGCTAGAAAGTGGAATTAAGAAGATAGACCAGGCAACAGCAGCAGGGAAAAAAGTTATGGTCGCCTATGTTTACCGCGACCCTATAGACGCACTGAGAGGGGCTATCAAAAGAGCTATAAGGATGGGCCGCACTGTGCCCATTGATGTCCATGTGGCTACACATGTAAATTCCAATAGGGTACTGAAGGAACTTGCCCGACACTATGCCTCAGATGGGCGTGTTGGCCTGAATGTAATTGACAACTCTAGAGGACCTGGTGAGGCAGTTAATTTAGGAAAGGACTTGTCAATACTACCTGATTACGACTATAATCAATTACTGGAGGAAGCAATCAATGAGCTTACTAAAGCTAGAGCCCAAGGCTTATCACAAGAAATCTACGACGGATTCAACGCCAATAAAACAATACGTTGACCCGGAGCTTAAAAAACAAATGGACGCGATGATGGCAGGACTCGTGGATACCCTGAACAAGAACACTTCTAAGAAGAGTTAATACCCCCCTCAATAACACATACGTTTAAACCAATGTCATATCAATGGCAGTGGTATTTTCTGTGTCTGAAAGGAAACCCCCATGAAAGTGAGAGCATATGACCTGGTCACTATTTTGAGCCAGGTAGACCTAGTTAAATCCTCAAAACTACTGACCCAGGAACAGAAACACCTTGTCTACAAAGACATGCTGACAGACCTTCCAATGGACATGTTTTGCAGCGGCTTGAAGAACACCAGGGCTGCAGTGACTGAGGTTTTAAACAAGGAGATACAGAGCAGTGAAACAGCCCAGAGTCCAAAGAAAAAAGTTACCCCCAAAGCCAAAACTACAGCCTCAAAAGGCTCCAAAAAATAATTACTTTAAGAATCTGATGTCTACGCCAGAAGGCCGGGCACTCAGAAAAGAGTGGTCGACTAAGCCTCGTAAGAATCCTGGTCGACCTGTAGGGGTGCCAGATGGTCATACAGCAGAAACCATTGCACCCATTAGAGAGCAAGCTAAAAAAGACGCTAAAAAGGTAGTACAAATTATGTCAGAAAAATTCAACATTGAAGACGAATATCAGAAAGAAGCCCTCACGACTGCAGTTGAAGTCATGCGCCTGGATGGTCAGGCAAGAGAGCGCCTCGCAGCTGCACGGTTAGTTCTAGATTTTACTAAAAGTAAACCTGCCTCCAAGTCTGATGTATCTATCTCACGAGCAGAAGATTTCCTTGCATCATTGTTAACTGAAGAAGAGCATCCCCATGATGAACAAGCAGCTGAAGGAAGTACGGAAGAAACTGCTGACTGATTTTGAGTTCTACTCTAGGTCTGCCCTCAAGATAAGAACTAAAGAAGGCAAGATTGAACCCCTAAAACTAAACGCTGCACAGACCATCCTCAACAAAGCCATTGATGACCAACTAAAGACCGAAGGTAAAATAAGAGTCATTATTCTCAAAGCCCGGCAGCAGGGCCTTAGTACTTATACTGGTGGCTACCTTTATTACTCTGTAAGTCAGAAAGCAGCACGAAAGGCGATGGTAATCACACACCATGCTGATTCCACCAGGGCTCTCTTTGATATGACCAAGAGATTCCACGAACACTGTCCTGATATCCTAAAACCCCATACCAAGTATTCCTCACGAAGGGAGATTAGTTTCGATGTTCTTGATAGCTCTTTTGTGGTTGCAACGGCAGGCGGTGAAAGCATTGGACGCGGTGAAACGCTTAGCCATGTCCATGCTAGTGAGCTTGCGTTCTGGCAAAAGTCCACTGCACTGGATAACTGGAATGGACTGGTACAAGCGGTTCCTAACTCCCCTGGCACTGCGATTTTTGTGGAAAGCACGGCTAATGGTGTTAATGGTATATTTTATGACCTTTGGCGTGGGGCTGTTGATGGTACGAATGGTTACGTCCCTATTTTCATTCCTTGGTTCACTGACCCATCGTATCGTGAAAAGGTCAAAGAAGGCTTTGAGCGAACTCCAGAAGAAGATGACCTAGTAGAAAAGTTTGACCTGGACAATGAGCAGCTCATGTTCAGAAGACGTAAGGTTGCTCAGAATGGCCTAGATTTATGGAACCAGGAGTACCCTGGTGTTCCCGAAGATGCCTGGTTAACTACTGGTCGACCTGTGTTTAATCCTCAGCAGCTAGTGAAGCAACTTGATGAAACCAGGGAACTGGAATCGCGTCTTGCCCTGGAAGCTGATGAGTGGGAGAACAACCACCGTGGCGAACTGTTTACCTTTAGGCCGCATGTGCCTGGAGAGAATTATGTCATCGGAGCTGATGTTGCTATGGGTGTAAGGAACGGTGACTTTTCAGTTGCCCAGGTCCTGGACTCAAAGAAACGACAGGTAGCAATCTACCGTGCCCATGTTCACCCAGATTACTTTGCAACAGTCTTATATAAGCTTGGTGAGTATTACAACAATGCCCATATCTGTGTAGAAAACAATAGTCATGGAATTTTGACTTGTACTCGTCTGGGTAAGGATATGGCATACCCTAATTTCTACACTGAAATACAGCACGACAAAGTAACCGACAGAGAGACTGTGAAATTAGGTTTCTCGACTACCTCAAAAACTAAACCCCTAATCATCGACCAACTTAGAGCAGCAATGCGCGAAGGCGAACTAGAGCTTAACGACAAGGTCACTCTGAGAGAAATGCTCTCATACATAGTGACTGAATCTGGTGCTATGCAAGCCGAGTCTGGATGTTTTGATGACTGTGTTATGGCCCTGGCTCTCGCTAATTATGTGCATGAAGGTGCCTGGGACCCGATTGAATCTTCAGACTCTTACTATATAGAGATGGTATAAAAAATGGCAAAAAAGCTTAAAGAGAAAAAACTGTCAGACAACAACATCGTTGCCTTGGTGGACGAGCAGATAGGATTATCTGTGGGATACGCAGACTCAGAGCTGTCCACAGAACGTGCCAAAATCATTGACTATTATAATGGTACGCTGCCGAAGCCAGTGCATGAGGGTAACTCTAAGTATGTTTCTTTAGATGTCTACGATGCAGTTGAGAGCCTTAAGGCTGCTCTTCTTGAAACCTTTTCTAGTGGGAACAAGACAGTACGTTTTGCTGCACAGAACGAGGATGACGTAGAGAAAGCTAAGGTCTGTACTGAGTACACAGACTACGTTGTACACCGTCAGAATGATATCTATACAGTCATGTCTACCGCTATCCATGATGGCCTTATTGCCAGGGCAGGAGTTGTCAAAGTATTCTGGGAAGAATCTGTAGAGTATGACTATGAAGAGTTCACCGATATCACCGATGGTGAGCTGAACATGCTGCTTGCCCAGGATGACGTAGAGTTAACCGACAGTAAGACAGATGAGCTAGGTTTAATCTCAGGCACTATCAGTATTGAGCAGGACACAAGTCGTGTTGTTATTGAGAACGTAGCCCCAGAAGAGTTCCTCATTGAGACCCAGGCAAAGAGCCTGGAAGATGTAAACTTCTGCGCACACAGAACAAAGAAGACTTTGTCTGAGCTGCGCCTGGAAGGATACAGTGAAAAATTAATAGACAAGATAGGTGAACACAGTGATGTTGACCTGGATAGTACACCTGAAGTGTTAGCCCGGTTCGATAATGTAGGAAACTTCCGTGGAACCAAGAGCGGTGGGTACCAGGAACAGGTTCGTAGCGTCATGGTCTATGAAGCCTACATGATGCTTGATGTGGATGGTTCTGGCGTAGCTGAGCTACACCGGGTTATCAAGGCAGGTAATGTTCTTCTCTTAAAAGAAAAGACTAATCGCAAACCCTTCATAACATTCGTACCACTCCCGGTCCCTCATAGTTTCTATGGTAACAACTACGCTGACAAGGTGGTTGCTACTCAGAATGCCAGGACCGTCTTAACCAGGTCTATCCTGGACCACGCTATGATTACAAATAACCCACGTTATACCGTAGTCAAAGGTGGTCTAACGAACCCTCGTGAGCTAATAGATAATCGTGTTGGCGGCATAGTAAATGTCAGCCGTCCAGATGCTATCAGCCCAATGCTTCAGGCTCCTCTGAACCCTTATGTCTACCAGACTATTCAGATGTTGGACGAAGACAAAGAAGACACTACAGGTGTCTCTAAGATGTCCCAGGGCCTGAATAAAGATGCTATCAGCAAGCAAAACTCTGCAGCAATGGTTGAGCAGCTTGCGACTATGTCACAGCAGCGGCAGAAGATAATCGCCAGGAACTTTGCTACTCAGTTCGTTAAGCCTCTGTTTCAAGAGGTCTATCAGCTTGTCTGTGAGAATGAGTCCCAGGAACGCATTGTTGAGTTATCTGGAAACTATGTTGCCTGTAACCCACGCGACTGGAAAGAGAAGCGTGATGTAGTCATTGAGTTGAACCTAGGTTACGGAGAGCAAGAGAAAGAAGCTCAGAAGTACCTGGCACTTCACTCGATGATTACAGCCGACCCTAACCTCTCAAAGATGTACCAGGCACCCAATCAGTATGCCCTGGCATCCAAGATTATGGAGCTTACAGGCATCAAAGAAGTCAGTGCCTACCTTACTAATCCTGAAAATCTACCACCTGAGCAGCCAGACCCGGCTGAAGAGATGCAAATGCAGATGGCTCAGAAGCAACTTGAGATACAGGAGCGTCAAACAGTACTAGCTGAGACTAAAGCCCAGGTAGATGCCCAGATTGACAAAATGAAACTTGAGCTAGAGAAAGCAAAGGCTGAGAACACCCATGCCATTGCGTCTGACAACCTCGACTTGAAAGAAGAGCAGCTCAGGCATAAGAAGTTAGTCGCTGCAGCAGAGCTAATCCTGGCTCAGAATGCAGATGAGATAACTGCCATTGCTTCACCAAACTAAACCACCCCCCAACCATGCCCTTAAGGAGAGCAGAAAATGAATGAAGAGCAACTAGCAACACTAGGTACAGACGCAGAAACCTTGTTGAATACTGAGGTTTTCACCCGGACCATTAACAGCCTGGTTGATGCAACCATGCAAGCTTTCTTAGGGTCAGCCCCTGATGAAGAGGCTAAACGAGAGAAGGCGTACAGCCATTACAGCGCATTAGTCGATATTGTTAACACTTTGAAGCAACAAGTAGAAGTGCGTGACCAGATTGATGCGAAAGTTAACGAAGTAACCACTGAAGAGGAATAAGACCATGTCAGTTACTGATAACGTCAACGATAATTCCAAATCTGGAGCAGCATTGACATTAGACGATGCTGCAGAAGCTATCTTAGGAAATTGGGAGGACGCTGAAGAGCTATCCGACGATGAACAAGAGGCAACAGATGAAACTACTGACGAGACTGATGTAGAAGATTCTGATATTGAAGATACGGAAGACCCAGAATCCGATGAGGACGATGAGGACCCTGCAGAAGATGATACCGAAGAAGCTACTGAAGATGACCAGGAAGAAGAAGAACAAGACGAGAGCGAAGCTGAACTTGTTGAGTTTGATGATGACACCCTGGTAGAAATCAGTGTCGACGGTGAATCAAAACAGGCATCCATCAAAGACCTTAAAAGGTTGTATGGTCAAGAAGCATCTTTAACTAGAAAGTCTCAAGAAGCAGCATCACAACGTAAGTCGGCAGACGAACAAATGCAAAAAGCTGATGCGTCATTACAGGCTATGATTAGTCGAGCCCAGGAACGGTATAAACCTTACTCTGAAGTAGACATGCTAGTAGCGTCTAAAAACATGAGTGCAGAGGATTTTACTCAACTCCGGGCAGAATCTAGACAAGCCGAAGAAGACTTAAAGTTCCTGACTGAAGAAGCTGATGGTTTCTACGGATACGTCCAACAACAGCAAGCACAGGCTCAACAAGAGCAAGCAAAAGACTGTGTCCAAGTTCTGCAGAGAGAAATCCCTGATTGGAATAATACGCTGTATAACGATATCCGGCAGTATGCCATTACCAACGGTTTGCCCGAACAAGCCGTCAATCAATACGCTGACCCTAACGTAATTATGTTACTGAATAAGGCGCGTATGTTTGACCAAACTACGAAGGTAGCCACCGTTAAAAAAGCTAAAGCAGCCAAGAAAGTCTTACGAACTAAGAAGGCCCCACCTACTAAAACTGACATTACTAGAGAGCGGCAGCGGAAGAATGTGGAGCGTCTTAGGTCGGCTAATAATGACCTGGACAATATTGCAGATGTGATTATGTCGAATTGGGAATGATGCTAACCAAACCCCTCCCATTTTTAAAAGGTAATAAATAATGAGTACTTTACAAAGCTACACGGTAGTTGGCCTTGCGGAAGACGTAAGCCAAACAATTGCTAACATATCGCCCACTAGTTGTCCCTGGCAATCAATGGTCAAATCAGAGAAAGTTTCTGCTCGTACATTTGAATTTCTTGAAGATTCAATTCGTGCTGCAGGCGTTAATGCTTTAGTAGAAGGAGGCGATGCCTCTACCACTGCTATCGCGCAGCCAACTGTTCGTTCTAACACGACTCAAATCATCGGTGAAGCATTTAAAGTTGCTGCTACTGTTGATGCCGTTAAGACTCACGGTCGAGCTAAAGAAACAGCCTATGCCCTTGCTAAGACACTAAAAGCTATCAAGCTTGATGTTGAAAAAGCAAATATTGGTGTTGACCAGGCTGCTGTTGCAGGTAGTGCAAGTGCTGCTCGTAAGATGGCTTCCATCTCTCAGCAAATCTCAACTACTTTAGATGCAGGTTCTAACGCAACTGATGCACTGACTGAAGCTAAGCTCCTAGCTTTGCACCAGACTTGCTACGAGAATGGTTCAGAGCCAACAGTGCTTATGATTAAGCCAGCTGATGCCACTATTGTTGCCGGGTTCGCTACAGCCACTGGACGTAACCGTGAAATCGATGCTAAGACCTTGGTCAATGTAATCGACGTAATACTTACTCCATTTGGTGAGCTACGAACTGTCATCAACAGAAACCAACTTTCGACTCACGCATTCTTGGTTGACCCATCAATGTTTAAGCAGTGTGTACTGCGTCCCTTTACTCGCACTTTGCTTGCGAAAAATGGCGATGCTGACACCCATTTTGTGGTCGGAGAGGTTTCAAACAAGCATGTAAATTATGCTGATTCTGGAGTCATTACTGGTCTGTCTTGAGTTCTCTAGATAGCTAGTATTTTGTAGTATTTGCAGTGGGACCTGGGTGACCAGGTTCCGCTCTCCTTACTGAGAGCCTGGGTCCCATTTGCATTTTATTTCGTATGATATAAAAGGAGAAACTATGTCTATTAACGACACCCCCATGCACGATGTTCAAAGTGTTGTCCTCCGGGATAACGATGACCACAATTTCACGGTTCAACAAACACAACATATTCCCCAGGGTTTTCTCGATACTCTCAAGAGACAACGAGAAAGCTCCCTAGACTTTAAAGAAAAAGACTACATGACCGTAGCATCAGTCCCAGTGACAGTCCATGAGAAGTGGCTGCGCGAAGGATTTGACATGCTCAAAGAACCTGCTTATGCAATCGTTGCCAGGCTAAAACAAGAGAACCTGGACGCATTCCTCACTACTAAAAAGAAGGTATAAATATGAACAAGGGTAGTCTAAGAACCCACTTCAAAGCTGTGTTAAATCGCAGCGATATCACTGATGCCCTTGCTGATACTTTTGTCGACCAGGGTATCACCAGAATCCAGAGGACTCTGAGAATACCCTCTATGGAGGCTAAGCATACCTACAATATCTCAACGTCTATAACGAGTATTGTGCTGCCATCAAACTTCCTGGAAGCCATTGACCTCTATTACGACAATCGTGCCCTGGTTCGTATACCTATGACAGAAATGCAGGACCTAAAGAAGCCAGGGACTCAAGGTAGTCCTTATTACTTTGCTCGTGAGGGAGCTACGTTTCTTCTTAGCCCTTACCCTAGCAGCGGTAGCGTAGCTCTTAATTACTACGCTCAGTATCCAGACATGACTAGTGACTCAGATGAGAATGCCCTGGCAGCTATTGCCCCGGACCTCATCACCTATGCGGCTCTGACTTATGCGTCTGACTATTACCTGGATGAACGCTCTCCGACATTTGAAGGCAAGTACCAGGCATTCCTTACTGAGATACAAACGCAAGCCGATGATCAGGAACTTACAGGTTCACTACAAAGCATACGCCCTGCGTACTCACTATAAGGAGCTGATAGATGGCTAAATCAAGTTTTTTTTATAACACAGGTATCAATGCCACCAATACAAATGTAATCCAATCGTCGGTGATTTCAGCGGCTAACAGTGCGGAACTGGCAGCACTCGCTTATGACAAACTAGATGACAGATACTTAGGTAACAAAACAAGCAACCCTACAACAGATAATGATGGGGACACCCTCGTTGTTGGTACGCTTTATTACAATACTGTCTCTAACCAAATCCTAGTTTACAAAGACGTTGGTTGGCAAAATCTTACAGCTGCAGGTTCTCTCCAAGTTTCACAGAATCTAGCTGACTTAGATAATACCGAAACAGCAAGGAGTAACCTCTCTCTAGGTAACTCTACATCCGACACTTACTACGTCAAGGCCAGCGCACCCTCTGGTGTGGCGATTAAGGTCGAGGGTTCTATGAACTCCACTGGATATGTTGATGCAATTTCCTATAAACGAAGTGGTACAACTTTCTTAGACACAACTGGCGAGTTGACGAACGTCACTCTCGACGCAGGTAACTTTTAACGAAGAGTACGCACACACACACACAACACTTCATCGAATATATAACAACGAGGCTCTCCCCGATGGCACAAACAATCAAAATCAAAAGAAGTACTGGCAGTTCAGCGCCATCATCACTCGCTAATGGTGAACTTGCATACCTAAATCACGCAAGTAACAAAAAGCTGTACATAGGCCGTCCGGGGGGAGGCACTGGTGACATTGATGTCATTGGTGGTAAAGACTTTACAGATAAAGTAGACGGCATTGAAGCCTCGGCAGACGTCACTGACACTGCGAATGTCACTAGCGCAGGCGCTTTGATGCTTACTGGTGGAACGCTTACTGGCGATGTGGTCTTTGGTGACAATGACAAGATTCAGCTAGGTGGTACAACTAGTAATCTCGAACTTTACAACGATGGTTCAAACTCCATAATCAGTGAGAATTCAGCAGGGTCGTTGATTCTACGAGGTACAAACCTCAGTCTACAAAGTGATGACAATGACCAGTATATACAGTGTATAGAAGATGGTGCGGTAACACTTTATCACCAGAATGCCGGAAACTCTGCGCCTAAATTGGCAACGACCTCTAGTGGTATTTCAGTTACTGGAGGCATCACACTCACTGGGACTGTAGACGGTCGTGATATTGCTACTGATGGTACTAAGCTAGACACTATCGAAGGAAGCGCAGATGTAACTGATGCAACCAACGTAGCTGCTGCAGGGGCTTTGATGACCTCTGGTGGCACGATGACAGGTGAATTAGACATCAGCAACGATATTAAAATCTCGTTTGGTGGTGGTGACCTTGAAATCTGGCACGACAACGCGACAACAGCCAATAGAGCCAGTTACATTAAAGAAAATGGCACTGGTAACCTAAGAATAATGGGTTCTAACCTTAGCCTCATGGATAGCAATGGTGAATTCTTTCTTACTGGAACTGAGAATGGCGTTGTACAACTGTATTGCAATAACCAAGAAAAATTAAGGACGGTAGCCACTGGTGTCGCAGTCTACGGTGATCTGGAAATAGTCAATACCACAGTTGAGGATGGCCTTGCGACAGGACACATCTACGCCCCTGCCGTTCTTGTCATTGACCCTGCGTCACACTCCGCTATAACTGGAAAAGTAGTCATCGATGGCGATCTTGAGGTTAAAGGTGTCACCACGACAATTAACTCTACTACAGTAACCATTGCTGACAATATCATCCAGTTGAACTCTGCTCAAGACGAAGCCACTGCACCTCCTGCGGCTATGGTCTGTGGTATTCAGGTTGACCGTGGAAATCAAACCTATGACTCAGGTCTCAAGTGGTTTGAAACTGCAAACGAGTGGAGAGTTTCAGAAGGTGGTGTGGCTGACTATCCGCTGCTACACACGAATAACGCTTCAACACAAACGTACACACTCGACGGTGGCTCTTTCTAAGCCTGACCCTTTCTATTGCTCTCTATGTCTACATAGACATTTTACTATTGGAGATGCCCCATGGCACAAACTATTAAGCTGAAGCGTTCAGCAACCGCAGGAAACGTCCCTAGTACCTCTGACCTTGCTTTAGGCGAAGTTGGACTGAATACGACAGACGGCAAGCTGTACATCAAAAAGAGTGTCAGTGGCACTGAGTCTATTGTGGACGTAGGTGATACTTCAGGCTACCTACCTCTAGCTGGGGGTACGCTTACTGGTGAGATTGTTGCCAACGGTGGCATAGCATTGGGCGACAATGACAAGGCTACTTTTGGTGCTAGTGATGACTTACAGGTCTATCATAATGGTACTGCTTCAATTATAAAAGATGTTGGAACTGGTCACTTAATTATAGGCGGTACAAATCTTTACCTTAAAAATGCTGAGTTAGATGAAACTTATATAGATTGCGT